CGACATGTCGGCATTAAACGTGCGCAAAGACCGAGAGGCCGACGACGAGCTTTTGCTTACCTCTTTGTGGGAAGAAGAGACGCGCTTACTCGCCTTGGCATGTTCGTCGCTGGCCTTGGTAGCTTGCTTAAGCTCTTTTTCGTAGCTATTGATCTTCTTTTCAAGCTCAGCGACAGTCTTTTGAAGCTTGGCAATTGTGTCTTCAAGACTGCCAAGGGATTGGTCACCCTTTTTGATACCACGGGTATCGGTGTCGATAACGACTTTGCCGTGCGCCCGACCAATGTCATATTCAGGCACCGGGCCACCCTTTCGTCGTTATTTCGTCTTTAGCTTGAAGAAACTGCTGCCGAGGTCTTGTTCTACGTTTTGCTGTTTGTCCTTGTTAATCACGTTTGTCGCCTGCCCTGGGTCGCGAAAACGTTTGATATCTTCATGGAGGTATTTGCCGAGAACTCGCAAGCGTTCGGATTGAACGAACTTGTCTGCATTTCCCTTTTTCTTTCCGTGACGCTTGCGAGCACCGTTCTCTGCTGCCTGCATTTCCGATTCCAACATGGAACCGAAAAGCCAAACCCCTCTATTGAAATAGAATCCCTTGGGATAAAGCGGATTAAATCCCCAAAGGCTGGACGGGGGTGTCCTGTAGTGTTTGCTCATCCGGTACGTGTCCCACACCAGCCTCCGGTTCTTCGCGAAACGTGGACAAATCCTCCGTGTTCAGGATTTCGCCGAAAAGATCAACCTTGTCCTCAAAGGGAATTGTGTCAGCATAAATGACGCCCTTCTTACGAAGCGGCGCATCGACATTCGGCAGAACAACCGGGGCAATGACAACCTGGACGAGAATCTTATCGATTGTCTCTTCCATCTGGCCCCAGTTAGCCATCAATTTCTTGAAGAATTCGGCTTTGTCTTCGGTCACCTGGCCTGCGGGATCGGCAGGCTTGTCATCCGAGAGAGCCTTAGTGAAGAAATCAAGCTTATCCAAAAAGCCAAGCTTGAAAATCTCCGGCATGGTAATTCGCTTAAGCAAAACCTTGGAGCCGGAAGAAAGCATATATTCATATGGACCGTTTTCTGCGTCCTGATTGTCGCCCCAGCCTTTCGGGGCATACTCGTCCATATTTTCTACGGTGTAACCATTGTTCGTGCTCTTACCCATTTTCGCGCTCCTTGGCGTCTTTTAGGATATTGATAGGGAATGCCCGATACGAAGCGTCGGAGCCGCGCCTTCCCTGCCTTACGAAATTACAGCGTGGTCGTAACAGCCGGGGTCCACTCGGAATCCACGCCACCGACAGTCGCGGCAACCTGGAAATGAATGGGTCCGGTGGACAGACCGGTTTCGGTAACGGTAGTGGCGGTGCCCGCAGGCTGGACCGTGGTCGCAACCCAAGTGGTGCCATCGGTGCTCTTGCGAGTTTTGTAGCCAGTTGCACCGTTAACGGCCTGCCAGCTAACGACCTGAGAAATGTTCGGGCTAGTACCCGACTTAGCGCCCAGAGTAACGTTGAGCGGGCTAGGGGTCGGATTTGCTTCCGGCGTAAGAGTGAGAGCCTGGTTGCTCTCGTGCCGGATAATATCGTAAAGCAAATCGTTGGCGTCATCCAGAAGCGGCAGGCCGACACCGGAGGCCGAGGTCACGAAAAACTCACCATCGGTGAAATCGCCCTCAATGGTGTCATTGGCACGGCACCGGTAAATGCGAACGTGAATATCGCCACCGGAGTCCGAAACAATTCGGCCATCAATGCGGAAGAACGGACGCGAATCGGTCGCCTTCTTTCGCAAGATGATCTTGCGGTTGGGGGTCAGGCCGGTTTCGATAACAGAACCACCGGTAAGGATGGCCCACGCCTTAATCGAAATACCACCGGCCTCAAGCGACCAGTCCACCTGCGCACCCTGACCACGGGTGGTGACCAGTCGGTCATCACCACGAAGCTCAGAGAATTCCTCGCTCTCAGAGAACGAGAGAGTCTGCATATTCGGCAGATCAATACTCTCGTTGTCGAGAACCGTACCCTGAGCGTCGTTATACGGCGTCAGCTTTGCATCGCGAATACCGTAAGGCAACGCATCTGCGACCGGTGCGGTCATTTTCTATCCCTTTCCTTACGGCTTCTAGGCCGGGTCTTTGTATTTCCTTGTGCTAACGACTTCCCAGGTCTCTTTATCAAATTCGTGATAAACGACCTCGCCGTTATGGTCCTTGCAGAATTTGCTTCTACATTTGAACTCGACGTTCCCATTATCTAGTTGTCTACCGAAAAGGTTTCCCGATCCGCAACGGATCGCCTTCACGATTACTCGTCAGAAACAGAGAAGCCGTATTCCTTTTCGACAAGGAACTCAACAGCAGCCGGGTTGATATTCTTGAGCGGCAAACGGAACCCATTCTTCCACTCAAATACGAGAGTGGGTTGCTGGATTCCGACACTGGCGAAATCGGCTTCGGTAACCCGGCGCTGAGTCGCGTCGTCGGATCGGCCAACCAAAAACGGCCCATCCTCTTTCTTCGGCTCGGCAACCGGCTGAGAAATAAAGCCGTCCTCGTCACGGTTGTCGTTATCAGGCTTATGTTCTCCGGTATCGGGCTGAGTGCCGGGAGCGACATAATCCGATTCATCGGGCAGTTGGCCTGGTGTCGAATTGTCAGCGTCAACTTGGTCGCTGCGAGCACTTTGGCTACTACGTGCCATCTTGGAAACTCCCTAGTCTTACGCCGTTTACCGTGCCCATCTTACACCAATTGGGCTAGGTTCTGCGGTAAAGCACGCTGTACGCCGCGTTTCTGACCACGGTGTTTAGCGCCTCGTCGTCCAAATCGCCCGACCGGCCAGCATTTCGAATTGATGTAATCGAATAGCCGTCTGTTCCCGGCTGATCTTCAATTTCAGCAAACATATTATCGATTCGATCAATTACCTGATCGATCAATTCAAAGTCGGTTTTCCAGTCCTTTGGAGAATGGACCCAAAGCGTCAGCACACGCGGAGCACGGCTAATTCCGTTGCCCATGCCGGTATATGTCTGACTAAAGTTCGTGGACTCTTCCCAGCGAATTACCAGAAACAAACCACTCTGCGGCACTTCCTTGAAATCGTGCTGTGTGAAAATCTTATTCGCAGGCAGGCCGATCCCCGCCAGGGTGGCGTCAGATTTCAATAGCGTTTCGATTAGTGCGCGGCTCATAGTCGCTCCATTAGATATCTCAAATCAGCCATTAGGTGTTGTCCTGTCGCCCTGACTGACGGGAGAATAATTTGGTACTTGCCACTGTTCGCGATTTCGAGCCAGATTCCGTAGTGAACAGAGTGCGTGAGGGTGATTTCGTGGTGACCACCCATTGATTCAGCGAATGCGAATAGGCCATTTCTGGCAGCAGAAGTATCATCTGACCAGGGTGCATTGAGCCGCATGTATCCCTGTCCCCAGGCGGCATTTCTATCGACAGTGAGGGCAATAGCTCTGTCAATTTTTCCAGGTAAAGCTCTGAGATTTCGTCGTAGATTCCCGTCGTCGTAGACGAATCTTGCCCTTCCCATATGATTCGCTCACCCATCGCTCGGCTGATTTCCATAGCTAAACACCCCGAATTTTCGCTCGTACAGGTTGTTTGGGAATTCAGAATGGATGACGTACTTTTGTTCGCCCTCTTGCCACTGATCGCCAATTTCGGCATCGCAGTCATATAGACCTACGATAATCATATCGAATTTATGGTGGGTGCCGTCTTGGCCCTGGTTAAATCCGTCCCCACCGGGCCAGATTTTCTTGAATTTTTGTTGGCCTCGCGACGGTCCCGGCGCTTTGGACACGCCTTTGCCCGGCGTCCGCGTTTCGATTATCGGATGCAATTCGATAATGCTTGCAGGGCCGTTATCAATAAACCATTCGGTGAGACGACGGTTGATTGTAATTAGATCGGGCATATTAGACCCGCTTTAGCTTATGAAATCTGATGTTCGACCGGGTAGTGACCGGAGGGTTGTCTTCAATCTTCGATGCGTCCAACCACATGTCGCGAACCGATTTCGCCTGGTTAAACAGATTGCTCAATTGACGGGAAGAACCACTCTCAGACACGTCCACGATGCCGGAAAGTTTTGCGACACGCGAATTCCAGAATGCCAGAGTGATTTTGATAACTGACATTCCAGAATCCAACATGCCGCCGATCAAGGCGTCATTCCACCCATCGGCCTCGGCATCATCTGCCAAGTTGTTTTTGACCTCGGTAATTACCGACTCTTCGGCCATGCTATTTCACGACCTTTCGGTAGTAATTACTCTGCGTTCTCGGCATCCCGCTTATCTTGCAAAGCGTTTGCCAGACGATC